AGGACTTACTAATCAGTACAAAGCTAACATTACTAAAAGACTGCAACTTTTTCTTCAACAAGAGATGATTGCCTCTGGTTTATTAACTCCAGAAGGTAAACCAAGTTCAGAGGAAGCTATACAAGAGATAGAACAACAGATACAAAACATGCCTACTCCTGAAGAAGTAGCTAAGACTTACTCTACTAAATACAGAGACTTACAAGCTATCAAAGGACAGAAGTGGTTAACTCGTGCAATAGCAGAACATAAAGTCAAAGAGACTTTTATAAAGTTGTTTAAGGATTGGTTGATAGCAGGAGAAGTATATACTTATAAGTCTGTAGAGAACGATACCTTAGTTTACAGAAGAGTTAGTCCTTTTAACTTAGACTACTCTAAGTCTGAACGTGAGACATATATAGAAGATGGGTCATGGGTAGTGCACAAAGAGTGGCTAACCGTAGCAGACGTAGTAAAAGATTACTATGAAGACTTAACTGAAGATGTAATCAGAGCTTTACAAATACAACATAACCCGCAGTCTTACTACAACTTACTTACAGATAGAGTAAAGAACGACACAGTACCTGTTATACATGCTACGTGGAAAGGGTATAAGAAGATAAAGATAATAACTAGAATAGGAGAAGATGGTGCCCCTGAAGAACTTGAAGTAGATGAAGACTACGTAGTAGACAAAACTACAGAGATGGCCACAGAAGAGTGGGTGACTGAATGGTATGAAGCTACGTTACTTGGTAACAACTCATCTATTGATGATAGTACTACAGATACTGCTCACTGGGTAAGATGCAGACCAGTACGTTTCCAAAGAAATGTAATGAACAACTTCTCTGCTTCTAAAGGTCCATACAATGGTAAACGCTTTTCAGACACACACTCTGTAAACATTTCTGTATTAGAGATGGGACTTCCTTATGCTATTATGTATATCATCCTTACTTACAAGTTAGAGATGACCATAGCTAAGTCTAAAGGAAAGATAATGTTACTAGACCAAAACGCTATACCTAAGAAAGAAGGATGGGACGAAGAGAAGTTCTTTTACTATGCAGAAGGAGTTGGTTACGCTTTATTAGACAGAAACCAAATAGGAGTAGACAAGTCTTGGAATCAGTACACAGTATTAGACATGGGATTGTTTGACCACATTGCTAGACTGATAGAACTACAACAACACTACAAGAATGAGTGGGATGACATCTTAGGTATTAACCGTCAACGTAAAGGACAGACTTATGCTTCAGACTTAGTAGGAGTAAATGAAAGAGCTACGTTCCAATCTACTATTATGACTGACTCTATCTTTAATAGTTTTGAGCAGTTTATAGAAACAGAGTTAAACGGTATGTTAGACTTATCTAAGTTTACAGAGTTAGAGGGTAAACGTAAGTTATGGAACAATCCTGATGGGGAAGCAGTTATCTTTGAAGTTAATCCTGAAGATTATTGTTCATCTTCTTTTGGTGTATTTGTAGAGTCTTCTGCAGATGCTATAGCTAAGAAGAATAAACTAGAACAATCTATTCAAGCTTTAATACAGAATGGGGCCAAAGCTTCTACTGTAGCTACTATTATACAAGCAGAGAACGTAGCTGCTATCATGCAGGAACTACGCAATATAGAAGAGAAAGAAGCACAGATGGCGCAACAGTCTGACAAGGCTAAAGGAGAACAAGAACAACAAATGGAAGAGTTACGTAAAGAACACATGGAGTACGAACTTTTACTAAAAACAGAATTTATGCACGAAGAATATAATCGTAAAGAAGATATTGAGTATATTCGCGGAGATTTTAATACTTACACTTTTAAAGATGGTGATTCAAACATGAACAACGAACCTGATGCTATGGAAGTTCAAAAGCATCAACTAGAAAGAGAGAAGTTTGAAGATACTAGAATGCAAAAGAATAAAGATAGAGAACAAAGAAAACAAGAGCTAGATGCTAAACTAAAACTAGCTAAAACAAAGCAAACAACTAAAAAGAAGTAATATGTACAAACCAAGAAGATTCTTCGATGCTGGAGCAGCAGACGGAGGAGGTGGGACACCACCAGATGATGTAATAGTTCCACCACTAAGACCATTTCCTGTAGCAATAGATGTTACTGTACCTGAATTAGATGGTGTTACTTGTGTAAATGTAATTGAATCTGTTCCTAATGTAGCACTTGTGTTTGTAGTACATAAATGAAATGTATCAGCATTTACAGTTCCTTCTTGAATAATAACTAATTGTCCAGCAAGTTCTGTAATAGTATCAAACTCAGTATCTCTTGAAGCTGAACCAGAAGCTACAACAGTATAAATACCATTTTGTGATTCTGTTGTTTGATTTTTTAATAATACTCTATCTCCTGTAACAAGTGTAACTCCATCTAATGTATCAGCATTTTCTAAAGCAGAAGCTATAACTACATTTGCAGTTGAAGCAGCTCTACATATAATTCTTGTTTTTAATCCTGTAACTAAATTATCTACATAAGTTTTAGTTGTTGGCTCAGATCCAACTGTTGGTGAACTTAAACCTGATATAGTTCCACCAGTTATAGCAACAGCACTTGCTGCTTGAGTTGCTATAGTTCCTAAACCTAAATTTGTTCTTGCAGTAGATGCTGATGTTAAGTCAGATAAATTATCTGCTTTAACAAGTTTTGCATCAAGTTGTGTTTGTATTGCAGATGTAACTCCATCAAGAAATGCAAATTCTGCATTAGATACTAAACCACCGCCTATTTTAGTTGCGTCAATTGCAGCTGCTGTTGCAACTTTAGCATTAGTAATAACTAGTTCTGGAATTGAATCATTTGTTTTAGATAATGCGGCAACATAAATAACTACTGCTTCGTTAGCTAATGAACCACTATCCCATGTTACTGTTACAGTTGTATTAGTTGAAAATGTAGTTGCACTTATTGTACCAAATATAGTTCCTGGAGTTGTAGCAATTGCTTTAACTCTACGACCTACATGATAAAAACCTGTAACGTCTACAGCTGCTACTGTGAATGAAGTTGCTGAAGCATAAGTAATAGTAAATGAACCATCACCATCTCCATAGATAACCCATTGAGAATCGTTAAACCATTCTCTAATTTCAGCAGCTAAACCTCTAAAAGCATTATTAATAGTAGAAGGTAACATTCCTTCTGCAACACTAACTGAACCTACTGTAGTATTATTTGCTGCTGTTGTGCTGTAATCTTTTATTCCTGCCATATTAATCTCCTATGAACCATGAGAAAACTTTATCGTTTTCTGTATTGAATTTGTTTATATATGTATTTACCGCTTCTTCAAGTTGTCTTTGAAAATATTCTTGTGCTTCAAATGAATATCTAACATTATCTATATCTTTTTCAACAACTTCTACCATTATCTATATCCTGCTCTACTTGCTACAAGATCTATACCTTGAGCATGATTCCAATTTGTTCCAGATGCTATCTTAACATTAGCTCTAACATATCTTCCTGATTGTCTTACAGGATTAATACCACTATTGGTCATAGTAGAACTTGAAGATTCTGTTTCTGTATCTGCAAGACGTTCTCTTGTTTTAACCGTAACTGTTGCTGTCGCATCTACAATGGGTCTAACACCAGTAATATTTGCTCTTGTTCCTGGAAATACTTCTTGCTCTGATGTTTCTATTTCAAATTCTAATTGATTACCAGAAAAGATTGCTGCTTTATAATCATTAGTAATACCACCTAAATATAACTGTCCACCAGACCAGAAATCTGAGTCTAATGCAATATTAATATCATCTAAGTTTTGAGATATAATATCCATTAATTCAACAGTATAAGCTCCAACAAATTGTGAAAATATTTGGCTAGCACTAGCTTCTGCTAAAGACCATTTTTGAGTTGCATAATTATAAATTAAAATTCTATCACAAATACCAGTTGTGTTTGAAGTATTACTAGCTGATGGATATAACCACATCGCTAATTGATTAAATGGATCAACAGCTGCAACCATTCTATCTGTAAATGCTTTATTTAAATTACTTTCAAAAAATCTATTAACTTTTTCAGCACCAATTGCTATTACATTATCTCCATCTATTTGATAAAATCCATCATCAGCATAAAAGAATACTCTTCTATTATCTTGACAAATAGTTTTTCCATAAACTGCACCTCTGTTTGGAGATATAACTGATAATCTAAATACAGTTGCTCCACCTACAAAGTCCATACGAATAATTTGGTTTTGTCTAAATACATAACCAACTTCTCCTGATGTAATACCAACAACTCTTCCACCTGATCCTGGTAAATCTTGAAAGTCTGCTGATTTTGAACCTTCTGTCCAAGTTGAAATATCATTTATTCCAGACCATTGAATTCTATTTGTAGCTCCGGATATATTTCCTGTAACTAAAAAATCTCTAATAACTCCTGATACTCTAAATAATGGTGGACTTCCCTCTGTAGCAATAGTTGATAAAGCAGCAAAGTTTGTTGATGTTCCCATTAAATAATATTGAGGGGCATTAACTCCATTACTTGCTATAATATAATTTCCAAATTGTGTGAATGTAACAAAGTCTGTATTATTACCTGATAAAGGAGTACCACCAGTAAAGTTTGTAGTTGTTAATCTAACGGTATCAGTAGATACAGTTGTTAAATTATCTCTACCTACTGCACCTCTTGTTACTGTAACGACTGCGCCAGTTACAGTTGCAGAAAAATCTGCATGAGCATCAATAGTATTTTTTAAATTTGTAGCTGTTGTATTATTATTTGTTTGAACTTGAAATTCTAATGTAGTTGGAGAACCAAGAGTAGAAGTAAATACTACTGATGTTCCATTATTTTTAGTTAAAGTAATTGTTTTGCCAGCAGTTATATTTGCATAATCAGAAACTGTAATTGTGCAAGTTGAGAATGAATTGTTTAAAAGAAATCCTGATGCGCCTACATCAGTAAATGCACCTGAGGTTAATTGGTAAATAGTATCGTTAGTTGCAATAAAATTAAAAACAGTATTAGTATTGTCTCTGAATGAACCAGCACCCCTAGCGTCTGTTGCCATCGCATTAGAACTGTAAGAAACCAAACTTTTAAATGGTTTATAACCTTGTAAAGCATAATAAACATTCTTAGCAACGTTTGCTCCTGGATTCAAGTGTTCAGGTTGATCTGGTAACCATTCACCAAAAGGTAATTGCATATTAATTATTCACTTACTGTTGTAACGAATCTTCTATTAAATGGAGATGATACGGTTACATCAGATCTAATTTGTAATGGCGATCCTGAAAACTGATCTTCTCTATCATTTAATTCAGCTCTTTCTAAAGCTGTTTGATACATTTGCGACCATTGTTGAGATTGATTTGGGTCAATACCACCAAGAAAATTACTTGCATGAAATAAACTTCCATACAAATAAATAGCT